GCAATCACTTCAAGATTGTCACGAGCGGCAGTTACAGTTTCGTCTGAACCTTCGTCGCTGTCATCGTCGCCAGCATCTGAATCTGTGTTCTTGTTGCTGCCGTCTTTGCCCATTCCTGGCTGATCTGATGAAGATGATTGACCTGACCAACCTGGGCTGTCTGAGGTTGCCGGAGCAGGAGCCATTGGCTCACCTAGTTCTGATAGATATTCTTCTTTTACATGCTTCTTTGCAGCTTCTACAGCACCCCAGTAGTCTTTGCCATTACGTAAATGAAGATTGATTGCAGATTGCATTTTTGATGATTGTTTTTCAAAATGTGAATCAGGACTAGTTGATTCACTGGTAACAACCTGTGGTGGAATCTTTACATGATGCTTCTTTTGTTGCGGTTCTGATGTATCATCACCAGCAACTTCTGAGGTTTCATGCTCTGAACCATGCGTAGACATTGCACCTTTCTTTTGTGCATTGACTGGTTCTACCTTTACCTTACGTGCAGCCATAGCAACTACAGATTCGGCAACTTTCTTTTTGATTTTTTCTTTGTTTGTTTCGCCATGTCCGTTACGATATGCAGCTTCGTCTTGGCCAGTTTCATAATCGGCGCGACGAGTTGTATCATCTTTTACGCTACCACCATCAAAAGTGTCTTCATTTTCTTTTGAAGACATATTTGGCTGATTGCTTCTAAGTGTTGGATGTGCTGCACCAAACTTCTTAATGCCAGCTTTAGCTGCATCACCAAGAACGTAGTTGGCAATGTCTTCAGCAGGAGCCTTGACTAGTTTACGAGCCAAGTCCTTAGGCTGATTTGGAATCGCCATCTTTGATTTGTTGTCTTGGTCAGCCATATTAGTCCTCTGTGTTAAAAAACTTCTTTGCTACTTCAATCTTCTTATCGTCTAGGATTTCTGCAACGCGATCCTTTAGAATAGAATCAACGGCTGCTTGAACTCCGACGATATTACCGTCAATAGCAAAGTTAACGATATCTGATGAATCATAGTCTGACATAATATTCTCCACTTTTTGATTATTCTTATTTATATTTATAGTATTACTGACTTAGCTGAGGTTCTTCTGGCCCACTTTGTTGTTGTCCAGGAGGTCCAGCTGGTGCACCAGAACCGTCATCAGGCATTTGTGACTGAGGAAGTTGTGCTTGAAGTTCCATTTGCTGCTTCTGCAACTCAAAGTTCTTCTCTACATCTTCTTGCATTTCAATCTGCATCTGTGCAATATCATCATCTGATAGCTGTAGGATCTGCTTCTGCACCCACTCTTCTGAGTAATACTTACCAACATATGGATCAACTAGAGCAAGTGTATTGATTCTGTTTGTAACGATTTCAGCTTGCTTCAACTCTGCGAAGTAGTTGTCAACCTGAAAGTCAAAGTGAATCTTATTGTGAATGTCTTTCCAGTCTACATCTGAAATAACACCAGTTAGAATAAGCTGCTTTTCAAGTGTCTTGTAGAATAGTTCTGCAAACTTGGTACGAAGGCGAAGAATGAACTTCTGAAACTTCAACTCATCGCGGCTGATTTCAGATGAACGCCCTAGATTGAATCCAGAGTCGCTGATCATGCGAGACACAGGAACGTTTAACGACTGATAAAGTTTCTTTTCAAAATATTCAACGTCGGCTAGTTCGCCTAGGTTCTGACCTGAAGGCAATGTAGTAACCTGAGTACCACCACCATCAGCACGGCGAGGGAACCAGAAGTCTTCTAGCATCGTCATGAACTTACGATCATCACGAATGTTGCCTGTCGTGGCATCGTAGATCAAGCGGTTTTTGTGCTTGACCATGATGTCGCGAACATACTGCTCGGCTTTCATTTTTGGTAGATTGCCAACATCGATTGAGAAGATACGACGCTCTGGCGCACGAGAGATACGGTAGATGACGGTAGCGTCTTCTAGAATACGAAGCTGGTTAAGTGGCTTGATTGCTTTGTGTAGATAGCCAAGGACGATTTTATTATCTTTATCGACCACACCAGATGTGACGTGAACGATTGAGTCCTTGGCGATCTGTAGACCCTGATTGTCCATACCCGTAGCAGAAGCGCCTTTGAAGCCGCGTTCATTATACATGTAGAACTCTGAGTCTGTTACGTTGGTGTAAATCTGACCTTTACGAACACGCTTGACTGGACGGATCTTTCTGATCTTACGTGGGTCAATATAGCGTAGTTCTTTGATGCCTGAACGAGGATCATTGATGTCGATCATCACATGGTAGTATAGACGACCATCAACGTACCAACGCTTGAAGATTTCGTAGCCGTAGTTATTAAAATCAAATAACCCTGAAACTTTTTCCCATTCTTCCGAGATACGCTGTTTGATATTGTCGGCATATTCTATATCGTCTAGATTGATTTCGACAATCTTTTTATTGTCTTCTTTGACAATCGCTTCCGAAACGATATCATTAACCGCCAGTTCTACTTCTGGCTGAATAGACATTTCGCGATACTTGGCAACGATTTCGGCTTCAGTCCTAGCAGAACCTTCTAAGTCGAGATACGTACCGTAAGTACCACCAGCAGAAACAACTAGAGCCCCATCATCCGTCTCTCTAGGAGCAAATGATGGGATGTCTAGTTGTTCTTCTTCTCTCTTGAATTCCCAACCAAATAACTTTACCATAACAATCCCTTAGTAAACCTTTACAGTCTACTTATATTAGTTACCGCCAGCAATACCTGTAGTGCCGCCAGTTACTTCCCACCAATCGTACATGAATGTTACGCGGAACTCTTCGATCTGATCTGTTGTGTTCCAATCTAGATCGATTGCAGAAACATCAGCAGGATAGATACCATGAAAAGTATATTGGCGAATAGCCGCGCCTGTCTTGCTATATTGTGTCACAGTAGCATCTGATTTATATGCGGCCGGTGATGAAGAACCGATAGTTCTTAGGTTGCCCTGAAAGCTATTGATTTGATTTGACCACTGTTCCATCGCATTACGAACAATAAAGTCTTCATCATTGATTACGGTTACTGTCCAATCCGCATATGTACGGTCACCCGCAAGATTAATCTTACGACCAAAATAAGGAACTTGAATGTTTCCCAATCTTGCTTCCGGAATAGAAGATGCTTTTATCATGTAAGGCACCTTAGTATTCGAAATAGACAAAGCTGGATTGTTGAACTGAACACTGAATAGTGATTGACGAGCGCCACCACCAACCAGTTGTGCTTTAATATCGTTAACGCTAAAGGTCATTGATTATTCTCCTATTTTATCTTGTTAGCTTTAGATAGCAGCCGTAATCTCATTGAAGTCAACACCTGTTCTTACCGCAACGAAGTTCAACTGGATAAAGTTGATTGAACGTGCTGGTTTGATATAGATGTCGCCTACAAACTGATTAGCATCGATAACTGCTGGTGTGTTATTTGTTGAGTCACAAACAACTTGGAAAGCAGTAATGCCCTGGCGGCCTTGTACCTGTTGCAAGAATGGTGTAACAATCGAAACGAACTGTGCTTGTGTAAACGAGTTGTTGAACTCGAATAGCAAGTTCTGTGCAGCCTGTGCGATTGTCTTTTCAAGAATAATGAATAGACGACGAACGTTAATACGATCAAACGCTGATGGGTTTGCTAATGTCTTATCGCCGTATAGGATTGTTCCTTGACCTGGAAAAGTCACAACTGGATTAACGCCTAGTGGATATAGAACATCGCGATCTGTCTTGGTTGGATTGTAAGCAAGCTTGACAATATTCTTGATCTGACCACGATTGAAACCAGCAGGTGACCACCATGGATCTTTAGTCGTATCAGTATAGACGCATAGACCAGCAATGTCGCCATTTAGTGGAACATAACGGTATACGTCATTGTACTTGTCGTACTGATATTTGTAGCCAGAATCCATGACACCATATGAAGATGCTGTTAAGCCAGCACGGAAGCTTTGAACAGAAGCAAGTTCATTACCTACGTTGTTGACAACTGATGAAGCATTTGGTGAAATGAACACAACGCAGTCCATACGTGGCTGAGCAATGTTCTGGATTAGATAGTTGCCAAGTA